TACCTCGGCGGCTTCCTGTGCCGAGAATGAGGTGTCCTTGCCAAGCTGCAAAGCCTTAACCCGTACCGAGTCCAGCGTCTTACCCGTTGCCCCGGACACAGCCGAGATTGCCGAGATTTGCTTCTCGAACTTGGCCGCCGAGTTGACTGCAATGGCGAATCCAACTGCGATCGCACCCGCTGCTACGGCCGTACCCCGACTGATGTCCTTGAGAGGAAGCTTGCCCTTGTTGATTCCCTTGGCGAACCCTTCGCCCGCCGCATTGCCTTCAGAAACGAACTTGCCTCGGATATCCCGGAGCCGGCCGTTGGCGTCACGATGCAAGCCAGCGATGTCTCTCCGGGCTGCCGCTACGCCCTTACCGTCATAGTCGACCTCGATGGTTCCGGAGATAGACCCGAGACTGGCACCCATGGATTATCCCTTCTGGAAACGCGACGCCGGATCGGCGAACATTCCCCTCTCGATGGGTTGCCCCTTGTCCGAAGGCTTGATATCGAGCCACCGATCAAGAACAAGTGTTAGTGCCTTGTCTCGATCGGCGTCTGTCTTGCATTTCTCGGTGTGCTTCTGGATATCAGCTTCTACTGATGCACCGAACAGCCAGACAGCCCGGTCATACCAGAACCGACTGACGTCACTGATTCGCCTTGGCAGCCTTCCCAGAACGAGTTCGCTTGGCCGCATGTTGTACGTCTTCGAGAGGAGCCAGACCTGCCACAGCTCCTGCGGATTCTCGACGAAATCGCTCGGCATCACGCGTACCGGCCATCCCGTATTGGAAGATGAATAGCTTGTCCTGAAAATCGATCTGGTCGGTATAGACTACTCCGGCCTCACGGTCTTCCGACTTGATATCCACCTGCTCGTCGTCCTTGATGACGTAGTGAATGGCCACCCTCGGTTCAACCACGATCTGTGGGAGCAACTGGTCAGCCATCCGGATGATGTCCCGGAGTGCCTTGGGGTCCTTCATCACCGACAAGGCATCAACCTCGGGACTATCCGCCTTACCCTTACCCCCCTTGACCCGACGAATGTGCTTCGAATCCACGATGGATGTCAGAGAGTCCAGGTTCAAAAGCTGACCAGACATCATCAGGCCCTCGAGCCCAGGACGTCGCGCACGGCATGTCTGACCAGATGGGCAGGTGATGGTTTCGATCTCGTCCTGTGTGGAGCCAGTGGCCCAGACATCGTTGATCGGAGTTTCATTGATGGGCGGCATCGTGTGCTCTCCTTGATAGGGCCCAGTACTACTTGGACAGTTACGCCGGAAGAGGTCCGACGATGTCAACCGTCATCGTGGTGAGCGTGCCACCATGAGTCAGGTTGATGAATCCCGTGGAATCACGGAACCGTGACGAGTTGTCGATGATCACCGTGGACTCCGCGTTGGCACCCATGAAGGTGCCTCCCGTGGTCACCGCGTCGGCCCAGCCGCCGGCCAATACAGCACCGGACGGAGCAGCAGCAGCGGACACCTGATCCACGATCTTATTGAGGCCGGAGGCCTGGGTGGTGGCGCCATTCTTGTAATGCAGGATGTACCGAGCATTCGGCGCGGCACTGAACTTGTCAGTAGCCGTGCACGCGTTATACACCGGAGCACTACCCGAAAGGCCTGGCTTGCGAACCTGTGCAGTGAAGTCAGTCATCAGTCCCTCATCACACGATCGCTGCAGCGGTCTCGTTCTGGATGAAGTCGTAGACGTCACCCACGGTGGCCACCACACTGGACGGCAGGCCAGTACCCGAAGCGCCGGGGATCATGAACTCCCCGTCCTTCAGCTCGCCCTTCAGGTCGCCGGTGATCTTGGCCTTGTAGATCACCGTGTGGAAGTCACCACCCGAATCGCTGATGGCTCGACCCTCGACCTTGAAATACGGCCGCTGGTGGTTGATGTTCTTCTTGTACGTCTTCACCTGGTTGGGAGTGACGCCGGTCGTGTTGACCGTTCCCCCAGCCATGGCAGCGTACGCCTCGAACGAGATGCCGCCGGATTCCAGTTCGAAATCCACCTGAGCACCCTGGCCGTGGGTGGCCTGGAGCTGGTCGTCTCCACGGAGCTCGCTGAACTCTTCCTTCTCCGTGAACGTCATGGTCTGCGCATTCGGCAGCTTGATGCTGGCTCCGACATACGCGGTTGCGGCTGCCGTGGTGAACGGCGTGAGCTTGATCTCACGCAGTCCGTACGGAAGCGGGATTGTGTCGAGAGGCATTCGTTCCTCCTGTCCTGGGTTGCCTGAATCGCCTGGTGTCTATGAGAACACCAGTGTCAGTGCGAAAGACGTGGAGAACCACGACATCCACACTGGCTCCACACGCTCGGCGTGGACACTTGAATTCAACGTGCCCTTCATCGGTTGACGCCTTGGTAAGCTCACCGTGCTTCTTGAAGGAACACCTGAGCTCCACCATGCCCCTAACCGGTCGTGGCCGTTGATCCCCCAGGGCCCCCGGTGGAGCCACCTGAGGTGGCCGTAGAGCCCCCAACGGTGCCCGGGGCACTGGATGGACCGTCCATGACCCCTGGGGGCGCTGACGACCCGCTGGAGGCGTCCTCGGTCACCTGGTCGGTCTGCTCCGGCGTGGCAAGCCGGGCGAGGTCGTCCTCTTCCAGCCGAGCCAGCAGCTCAGCCTTCTTGCCGGTTCGATCCAGCTCCCTGGAGTCCAGCTCGGTGCGCATGTCCTCGGCCGTCATATCGGCGTACTCCGATACTGGCTTCGCATCATCCGAGGAGTCCGCCGGCTGGCCTGATCGACCCACCAAACGCATGTCCGGATCGGCAGCGATCAGAGGCCACTGCTCGTCAGTGAATGCCGACTGAGCAACCAGGTGTCCGTTGCCGGCATTCCAGATCACTTCCTCCGCGTCCGGGAATCCGGCACCAGCCCAGTCTTGCTTGGTGATCGTACGGACCTCGAACGGGAATGGCTCCCGCCCCCCGGGTGTCCACTTCACAAACATGGTTCCTCTTTCCTACACCCCGGAAGCAACCAGGGTGAAGTTCGATTGGCGGGTGATGGTGTCGTTGCCATCGTCTGGCAAGTCATCTGATTCGCCGGTCCACTTGACTTCGGTGATCCAGCCTGTCTCGGTTTGCACACCAGCCACTGCTTCGAGCACCGTACGAAGCCGGAGGTTGATGGCATCGATCACCGAAGCGTTACCGGGATCGTGATGTGTCCAGGCCGTCAGCAACCGCTTGTTAACTACCGACAGACCAGGAACGGTTGCTCCCCATCGCAAGACCATGAACGGTCGAGCCGAAGGGCTGTCGATGTCCCCGGAGATCAATGAATCCACGTTGATCCCCAAGGCAATCAACTGGGCATCGGCAACGATCAGTCCAGCAATATAGGCGCGCATCACTTCCCCAATCGCTGAAGAGCCGTCGCCAGCAGTGAAGCCAATTCCGGGGCCGTTGTCTGCATGGTGGGTGCGATGATGGCGTATCGGCCGGACCAACGAACCTCGAGCCATAGTCCATACGGCATCGAGTGGTAAAGAACCAGCGTGTGGCGGACATTGGGAATGTGGACCGCCTTAACCTTCAATCCATTTCTGGCATTTGCGGTCTGGTCCTGCCATGGTGCGTTCTGACGCATTTCGCTTTCGGCCCGGGTAGCGAAGTATTCGAAGACAGCCGTGATGATATCGTCTACTTCGGATTCCAAGCCGCGAAGCCGGGGAGTCAGGGTATCCCGGGTGAACAGATCTCCGCTACCCATGAGCCTCGATCATCGCCTTGACTTCGTACCCGTGTCCGGGTGCCATCTCAATGACTGTGTACTTCTTGCCCCCAGCCAACCACCAATCATCTCTGGCCACAACCGCATCATGCCGGCCAAGAAGCATGTAGTCGGCAATCCGCTCCACACCAGCGGACACGATGGTTGGCTTCTGACCGTCGATCAGAGGTATCAGCTTGAACGTCTGGGCAGCCCGGGGCGGTTGATTGACCATCTTGGAGCTGCCATCCGGCTGCCGTGTCTTGACAGCCGGAGTGAGGATGATCGACGTGGGGTCATTGAGGATGTATTGCCAGGTCAGTTCTCGGTTTATGTCCACTGACGACGTACCCTCAGGAACGAGGGGCATGTGACACCTCCTATGTGGTTGCTATCAACTTGGCGCCACCACGAAGGGTCACAGTCGTACCGGCCACCCGAATGCCGGTGATGGTCAGATTGCCCACAGTGGACACAACCAGGATGCCGGACATCCGCACCACCAGTGTGGTGGCTGCCGACGTGGCTGATGGAGCGTTGAACGCCAGCTGAGCCTGTGCAGCAACCGCAGCCGCCACGTACCGCGTCGTGTTCCAAGATGATCCAGCGCCAGGCGTTGTGCTGAATGTGGGGGTGACGGTGAACGTCGGAGTAGTTCCGACATTGACCACATCGAACTCAGCTTCGAAGATGTATTTACCAGCCGGTACCGAGCTGATCACTACTACGGCCGTGCCTGGTGTGGTGGCTATTGCAACGCCGGCTGCAACTGTCGACTTTGAATACACTTCCTGTGGTCCTGGTGTCCCCTGTGCGCCGGCCGGTCCCTTGATGTTTGCTACGAGGTTCCAGCCCATGATCAGGTCAGTTCGTAGACGTCGCCATTGGCCGTATTCAGGTAGAAGTCACCTACGGCTGATCCCCCGATTGATCCTGGGGCACCTGACCCCTGGAACCACCGAGATCCTCGAGCACCGGCAGACCCATTGGTACCCGGAGTACCTGTTGTTCCTGGGTTCCCCTGGGGACCCTGGGGGCCTGGATCACCGGTATCTCCCTTGGGGCCCTTGATGTTTCCTACTGTTCCCCATCCAGGCATGGCTACTCCCCTTCGTACACGTAGACATCCCCGGACACCGCATCAATGAAGACGCTCACTCCAGGAATGATCGTGGTGGGCGGAGCAGAACCGGCTGTTACCGAATCGCCTTTGTCGCCCTTCGGTCCGGGGATACCCTCCCCGGGTGATGGTGCCGGAGATGGTTCCCCGGGATCGGCAGGAATGACGTAAGCGAACCGGACTCCTTGAACTTCGATGTCATAGGAACCCGGAGCAGCGAAGAATTGTACCTGACCACTCGAATCGGTACACAGGGACGCGGGGCTACATGGCAATGATTCACCCGCATGAGGATAGACAGGTGCCGGATGATCAGTACCAGAATGGAAGATCTTTACTGGAAGTCCGGAAGCGACGCGTCCACTTGGGTACCAGAAAGGTTCAGGTCCGAACTTCTTACGAGTCACACCCTCTCAGATCCGACGACATAGGTGCGCGCCACCACTGGCGTGTCCTGATCGCCTTCATCTTCAAACAACGCGGCCATCTTCAACGCATTGTCCTGGAGCTGGCTGAGCCGACGAGAAGACCCCGATTCAGTCATATCCACAAGCGACGATGCGGAAGCTGCCTTGCTCCTCCACACCGATGCCGCTGCCCGGTTGACCGACCCCTCAGCAATCAGAAGCGCGGCCAGCATGGCGTTGGTGTACGGCTCCGCGTCTGTCGGTTCGTTGATGGCCTTGCGAAGAGCGATGATCTGCTCGTCCGTGCTGACCACCGGCACAATGTCCGGCAGCGCCGGTACGTCGTACACACTGAGGTTGTCGCCGTAGAACGGAGGTGCCTGGGGAGTACCGAACGCGTTGCCCCAACGCAACCGTCCACCTGGGACTGGTCCAGCCAGTACAGCCGACACCTGGTCAGTGACCGTGGCCGAGTCACCCAGGTACGCGTACACATTGTACTGAGACCCATTCACCACCAGATCGAATCGGTAGTGTTCACCCGCCACGAGGGGTATCGTGCCGGTGGCCTGGGTCACGCCATTCTTGTCGATGATCCGGATGAGTCTAGTTGACGTCAGAGCAACACCCCAAGACAGCAAGGTCTCACCCGCGTTAACCACCTGAATCAACGACTGCTGACCGGTCGCCACGAAACCCGTGAAGATCTCGTAGGACCGGATGGCGTACGCGTACAGGTCGGCAACCGAGAAGATCCACGTCCCATAGTTCACCGACGTGTCTAGTTGTGCGAACCGGATGGCCGGCGAATCCACAGAGACCGGTTCGATGGTCGGAGTGGTTCCGGTGATGAAGCTGGGTGCTGTGTCGCCCGGTCCGGCTGATCCCGTGGTCAAGTTGCCAGACAGACCGTCACCAGACCAACTGATCAACTTGGACATGGGACCTCCTTAATCGGTAACGGTCCTACGGGGGGTGTGGAGCACTGGCCACAATGCACACACCCCCCGAAGGGGTCCGTGTTACGCCGGGTTCTGCGTGTCGTCCGCTTCGAGGGCGGCCACCAGGTCAGCCTTCACGCCGGAGGACGGTTCGATCTTGTCGATGTCCTCGCGCTCAGCGTTCCGGAGCCGGATCTCTTCCTCGAGCTCGGCGACCTTCCACTTGGTGTACGGCTCATCGGTCTGATCGACCGTGATTGCCGGTGCCTCCACACGGGCGAGGTCGGGATCCTTGAGCGAGGCGTGGAACGTGTCCAGATCCGCCAGCTCAGACTCCCGACCCCGGGAGAGCATGTACTCGCGGTCCTCCTTGGACAGAGGCCACTGGGTCGTGTCAATCGTTCGAGACATGGGTGATCCTCCTTCTACGTGTGGGTGGGGGCTGGCCTGACCTCACCCGAAATCAGGCCAGCCCATACCGTTACGCGTAGAGGGCCGGGACGGTGTACGTGGTGGACGCCACGATCTGCGTCACCACGCCAGCGCCCCGGTTCCGGATGCCCGTACCGAAGCCGGTGGCCCAGTACGAATCGATCAGCGGGTAGTCAGGGTTCCGACCCTTGACCAGCCGCAGACCCCGGAGACCCGAGTTCGCGTGCTCCCGGAAGCCAACCGGGTTCGTCAGGTTGTTCCGTCCGCCGGTCGCGAACGAGAACACGTATCCAGCCGGCATCCAGTCGTTCTGGATGATCAGCGCGTCACCATAGGTGCCGATGACGTCCAGACCCTTGAACGTGTTGGCCACCTGGGTGGCGCCGAACACGACTGTGGTCTGCGGGATGATCATTCCGGGGGAACCCTGCGCCGGGATGAAATCGTACTTCCCGGTGCCGCCGTTGGCCGTGGACTTGAAGAGCCGAATGGCGTCACCCTGGACCTTGTTGACCACCGTCACCTGGGTGTACCCGTTGAGCTTGGTGTACCCGTGGTGGTTGAGGTGATCCTGCTGCTCCTCGAGGTCCCCCGCATCGATCACGGCGCCGTTGGAGCCGATGTAGTGCGTGTGGGTGGACAGGAACGTGTTGGTCCGGTAGTCCGGCGGAGTGGTTCCGTCGTTGTTGTAGAAGCGATACACCGTGAACGGGTTGCCGTTGATGGTGGACGCTTCGTTGGTCGGGTTGAAGATGGTGCGGAGCACCTTGTTGAGCCGGAGCCGCGTGTGAGCCTCGACAGCCGCGTTGGCAACCGAGTCGACCATCTGCGACGTGGCATCGGCCAGGTACTGCCAGGTGTACCGAGCAGCCAGGTCGTACCACTTGAACCCGTACGCCAGGTTCCAGTAGGTCGGCTGGATGCGCGCACCGACAGGCTCGCCGTACTCCGAAGCCTCTTCGAAGTCCACACCGGACCCCGGCATGGCCACAGACTCCACCGGCTCCCCGACCGAGAAGGTCAGGAAGTCGATCAGGGTCTCGCGCTCGGCGTTGTAGACCGAGAGCAGATCCATGAAGTCTTGCCAGATGGTGTTGAGGTCACGGCCATCCGCCGTCTTGGTGACCACATCGGAAGCCGCGTGGATACCGTGCGACGGTGCTCCACCACCGATGCCGCCGACGATGCCGAGAGACTTGAGATCGACCATCTCGGTACCGGCGTGCGGGGTCTTGGAGTAACCACCGGCCGGCAGGATGGTGTCAGCGTAGGACCCAGGGGTCCACAGGGAACGGTTGATGTTCATGCCACTCCCCTTACGTGGACACGAGCGCGACAACGCGCGAGTGCCGGACAATGAGGCGAGTTGCCTCGACGGTGAACCCCAGTGGCGTACCGGTGGCCGTGGTAGAGAACGTGCCGTCTGCCGCAACGCCGTAGTAGCGCTGACCGACAGCCGCAGCCGTTCCATTGTGGAGCGTGAAGTCTGCGACCTCACCGTTCGTCATGACATCAACGATGTCCTTGATGGCCTTCGGGCTGGTGACAACCAGAATGCCGACGATCCCACTGGCACCCGCGCCCTTGACGACCTGGCCGGAAGCGTTCAGGCCGACAGCCCAAACCTTGCCCAGGTCGTTGCTGGCCTCGCTCGCGTTGAACACGAACGCAGCGCCAGCCGGAGCACGGAAGCCGCCACTCTTGGGATCGTACTTGTCATAGCGTGCAGTACCCACGGTGGAGCCCCTTTCTGTCTCTCGGAATGATGCCTACCCGGGGGCCACTGTCCCACCGGCAATGCGGGGTCTTACTGGTTGAGCGCCGGGAAGCGCTTGGACAGAACCGCCCGTGTGGGCTTGTCCGTCCGGCTTCCCTTCCGCTTGCGATTCATCGTGGGACCGGAGGACTTGTCGTCATCGTCGTCATCCGCGTCCTCTTCCTTCCCATCATCCACGAGGTACTTCTTCTCCTTGGCAAGTGCACGAAGCGCCGCCTTGAGTGCGCGCCTGTCCACCTTCCCGGTTTCCTCGTCGATGTCCACCTCGGACAGGTCAGCGAGCCGAAGCGCTGCTTCCGGATCGTGCCACTTGATGTCGTTGGTGGTCAGGAATGCGACCTGGAGCGTGAGCCGCTGGTTGTCCTCGGTCAGCTTGGTGACCTGGGGCTTCAGCTTGGCATTCTCCTCGGCCGTGGTCTTGTCCACGTCCTTCGGATCGACCTTGCCGGCCAGCTGCGTTTCCAGCTCCTTGATCTTGGCCTCTGCCGTGTTGGCACGACGGTCCGCAGCCTGCATGCGCCGCTGAACCTTGTCGTACCTCCATTTCTCGACCGGCTTGTCCTCGTCGTCGTCCTTCTTGGACTTCTTCTTGGACTTGTCGGTCGAGTCGTCATCCGCGTCATCGTCGTCTGCGTCATCATCCGCATCCGAGTTGTCGTCGTCTGCGTCGTCGTCTCCGGAACCGTCATCGTCCGGATCGGGCAGGTCCTCGTCTGGCGCTCCACCCATGATCGGCCACACATGCCGGCCGGCCTTGTTAGTGAACACCGGCATTACCAGCTTGCCAGTGCGCGGGTGATGCATGAACGTCAGATCCAGGTCTTCGATGCGTGGAATCTGGACAGTGGCCATGGTGTTCCTTTCTTGTGCGATGCACTCTGTCATCGCTTCTTGCTCAGGTAGGCATCATACGAACCCGAGAAATACGAATCGAGGAATTCGCTTGGCGAGACCGTGTCATAGGTCAAGAAGCAAAGGCAGTGCGGGTGGGGTTTACCTGGCACGTCATCCACCGGATACTTACCGGCTCCCAACCTGTGACTGTCCTGCTGAGCGAACTTGTTACAGTCGTCCGGCACACGATGTGAACCAGACAGATTCCACTTCGCAGCATTCACCCACGGGCGCTGCCCGGCTTTGATCTGCTGCTCATGGAAAGCATTATTGATCTCCGTACGAGCCAACCGCATGGCTGCGTACGATTCACCTCCGGCGACACCCGGGGTGATGTACTTGTAGACCTCGCTGGCAAGTTCACGAGCTGATAGCCCACGAATGATGCCGGACCGAATGGTTGCCTCCACACGGCCGGTGGCAAGATCCCGGTTCCGATACACCTCGATAGACAGCTGTCGGGGCACCCGAGCTGTGTCCGTGTCCAGACCTGCCGCCGCAGTGGCCTTCAGAGACCTGCTAACGGCCTGAGCAGGACCATCGGGCAATGATGCGTACAACACGGCATCCATGACCTCAGCGGCGTCCTCAGCGGCCTTCCGTGCGGCTTGCTGGCCGAACATGATCAACGGCCGTATGCCACCGATCCACAAGGTGTGCTGACGTTGCTTGATTGCCGCCAGGACCATCCTCAGCTGCGCTACGCGTACCCGTGCACCGATCCCCTGTTTGAGCTCCAACCGGAGGATCTGTGCGCGGATATCACGAGCACTTCTGATGAGGATCCTGTTCAGGTCCTTGTCGAACCGCTGCTGAACGGTCAGGTACTGGTGTAGCGGATCACCCCGGTTCGCCATCGTCGTCATCCTCCAGCAGTCCCAGTTCAGACAGCATTGTCTGCGACGTCTGAAGATCCGTGGCATGAGCCAGAATCCCTTTCGTGTCCCAGGCAGTTACCCCGTCACTGGTGGCAGTCCACAGACCGCGCTTACCGTTGGCGTCCATTGTCTCGATGAGAGCAACCCACTTGACGGCCATCTCCGGATTGCCGATTTCCTCGGGATGCTTGGACACCACCTGGGAGATAGCGTCGTTAAGCGCCTGCTCCATCGGACTCATCCCCCACCTCCCCGGCTATACGCGTGCCGAGGGGGTCCACCATAGACTGCCGGCCGGCAAACTCGGCATCTGCTCTGGCCGCCATGTCATTCGGGAACTCGTAACCGAGCTTGGATGCCTCGGCTCGATAGTAGACCGTGTCGATGACTCCTCGATCGAGCATGTCACCCAGTTCCTTGAACCGAGCTTCACGGTCCACAGGCACAGCGTCACCCATCACCGGCATGGCAGTCACATCGGTGAAGGTTGTCTCTTCGTACGCCGGATACCAACCGTTGATCAGGTCGTAGAACATGTTGGTGTGGACGTCAATGATCAGTTCATTCTTCTCATCCGCCTTGGACAGCATCGGACCGAGTTGAAGCGAAAGGGCGATCCCGGATTGCGCCACCTTGACATCCACCGACCCAACCGCGATGTCCGGTGTGGACGATGCCTCACGAAGGGTGGACACCAGGTACCCGATGTGGTTCTGGAACGGCGCAACAGACCCGACCCCATCCACACGGATGAACCCGGTTCCTGTCGGGTGGTGGACGACACGACCGGGGCCAAGGGACCAGGGGATCTGGACACCCTTGTCGTCCGTGGGGTGTGGAGCGTCCGTGGCGTACATGCCGATGCCCTCGAGCGCCAGCGCCAGGTCTTCATCCGAGATGGACTGGTTGATGGCCGACATGATCCGTTCGAAACCTCGGATCTCCGACGACCCGAACGGGTTGCCTGGCTCGTCAAAGTTCTTGACGTGGTAGACCGGCAGCGCTGTGATTGACGGGGGCAACTCGGTGGGTGGCCGGATGACCGTGGCAGGTGTCGCTTGTGGACCGTCCCACCCATCCATCTCGAACAGACCCTCTTCAACCGTGATGGTCGGCGGGCCACTGACCGCATCTACCTTGCGGTAGGTGAGTCGGTGGATGCGAGGATCTCCGTTGTCATCCGTGATCTGCTCGACCAGGTGACACCCGACGACTCGATCCACATCGTCTTCATGGGTGATCGGAAAGTACATGGCCGGATCAAGCGCCGTGATACTGATCCGCTTACCGACCTCCTTGGCCGGGTTGGCCGTCAGGTGCCAGATCCAGTCGCCTCGGATCAGCCCGTATCGCTTGGCCCCGGTGAACTTGGACCGGAACCGCTCCCGGGCCATGAAGTCCGACAGAGCCATGGTGGCGGCCAAGCTATCCTCTGTGGGATCGCCCCCACCCAACGGCTGAACCGTGATGTTGAACTTCGGCGCCGTGTAGCGGTTGGTCGTGTCGATGATGGTCCGCGCGGTCGGGACGTAGATGGCCTTGTCGTTGGTCCCCCGCTGGGTCAGTTTGAAGACACTGTCCACATTCCAATAGATCTCTTCGTACAGTTGGTACGACTGGATGCGCTGCTGGTCCAGATCGTTGGGAATCCACGAGGGCTTGGTTCCGAAGAGACCCACTCCCGTGGAGTACGGGGTGAACACAGCCTGTACCACTACCTCACCCCATATTCGCAGTCGAGACGACGGTTCTGCCCGAACCGGCGAACGTAGTCATGTGGCCCTTGAAGAATCGACCCAGCGCTTCTACGCCGTGGTTGTCTTTGTCCAAGGGATTCTCTGAATCGGAGTGGACCTCGGACCGGTGTTCCGGCCACTTGTATCCCTCTCGCATTTCCCAGATAAGTTGCTGGCACGATCGATCCACCATCAGATACGGCCACCGTTCGGCGTGTCCTATCGGTAGATGAGCGTTGTATTCCTTGAGTGACCGCCTGATCAAGGACAGTCTAGTTTTCAACGGACCACCTGTGTTGCCGTACGCAGGTATCCGCAACTTGGTCTGCATGGTCTTCGTGTCGTCAGGCTCGGCAGGGTCGGGGTACATCCGAAGACACGCACGTACCAGACCACCATCACGGAGCAGCAGATCATCCGCTACCTCCGTGGTGTCCAACCGGTGCCACCGACGTTCAGCGATCACCCGGATCTCACCCATCGGTCCAAGTTGGATGAACAGTACGACGAAGGGGTTAGTGAACCCGTAGTCAATCGCCATGTAAAGAGGCCAGTCAGGTTCGTACGGGAAGTGACCAACATGCAGGTCGTCATCCCATTCCTGCATGACCACGCCGGTCTTGTCGGTGAACTCAGCTCCATACTGCCGGGCGAATTCATCCGCAGTCAGGTCATCCTCAGCTTCAAGGATCTCAGGGTCCTGCCGGCCACCGGGGAATACCAGGTTGTTGGTCCATGAGGGCATCTTCCATGAGTTCCACGTTGGACGCGTGACGTCTTGACCTCGGTTATACAACGCGTACAGAAGTGAATTGGCTGACTTGCCCTCTGGAACCCCAGAGAACAGGGCCCACCCTCGCTTGTCCGAAAGTGTAGGACGAATGAACTGTGCCCACGTTCTACGCTTATGCCGGCCAGCCTCTACCATGAGTACAAAGTTGAGACCCTCACCGACCAAAGTCTCCGGGTGCTTGGCTGATTTGCCAATGACCTCGAATCCCCACTTGGTCTTGATGTGAAGCGAGCCGGATTCCACATTGTTCAAGAACTTGATAGAATCCCGATCGATTCCCTGCTTACGAAGGGAGTCGTAGACCACTCGGAATTCCTTCTCGGCATCCACGTAGTTCGGACCGACGATCCAGCCGATCTGACCCTCGCCCGTGATCGGACAAGCGACCCCTACGTGTGGGAGAACCTCGTGGCCGCCCATGATGGTCTTACCCCAGCGCCGGCCGTTCGATACGACCTTGAACCGAACCCCGGTGTAATGGATCTGCGCTTGACCAGCATGCGGATGATAGCCAATCTGGTCGTAGAACAGGTCCTTACGAAGCGCCGTGGCAGCCACAGTGGATTACCCCCTGATCATGGTGGGGGTAACCGTGCTTCCAATGTGGTGACCCGTGCTTCGAGTTGAGTGATCCGGTTGGCCTGCGCCACACGGGCCGTGTTCAGCTGTGTCACTGCCGTAGTCAGATCATTGACCCGTGTCTCCAGACTCAGGATCAACGCCTGACCCCGACGTGCCCGGTACAACACCTTGCGAAGGGCATCCGCTGCGTTGGCCGGCAGGAACTGGTCAAGCTCGAGAACGGCTTGATCCGACACCTCGTCATCATCCGCAATGGGGGGTGGAGGATCCAGATCGTCAGCCATCAGGTGAAATCCCCTTGCTGTTCCGGCGGTTGCACCGATCCGAGTCCGGTACCGGGATCAGTCGGTTCAATGGCGTAGATCATGGACAGCCGTTCGCTGGCGGTCGGTCGGTGCGGCAGGGGTTGAATCAGGCCCTCCACACCACCGTACTCCGATCCATTGAGGACGTTCGCTTCAGACACCAACGACTTGCTCAGGTACCGCACCTCAGGATCCGGCAGGTGTGGGATCTGGATCTCGGATTCATCAGCCATCATCCACCTCCTTGATCACTGCCGTAGTCCACATCATGCTTGACTGCCGGCACAGCGGATACAGCCCGGATCTTGGCCTCGGCGTCAGTGAGGTCCTGGGGGGTCAGTACGCCCTTGTCCACAAGCGCCTGACGGAGTACGGGATCGAACGGCCATTGTCCTTGACCGACAGTGACGTCTCCCTTGGTCACATCCGGTGCGACCTTCTGCTTCTTGAACAGTGACGGATCGGTCTGTCCACCGGCCGGCACGAAGGGGTGCTTGCCCACATGTCCATCAGGGCCCCAACCGTTGCAGGTGTCGCACCGTTCCTTGCCGAGTTCAGGCACCGTCATCCTCCTCGGTCTCGTACAACACCGTGCCGTCCACGATGGGGTGGGCGGGCTCGCCGTTCGGATTAACTAGAGACGCGGCAAGAAGCGTGTGGAGGGTCGATCCCTCTTCGACATCCAGTCGAACCTTGGCCTTGCCCAGCGTCTGCTCGATCACGAACCGGGCGGCATCAAGCCGGACCTTGGCCGACACGATCGGCTGACCCCACTCATCCATCTCGGTGGACGTCATGAGGTCGTGCACGACCTTGATTGCGTGGTCTATCTCCCCCAGCACACCGGACAGGGCACGTTCAGAGAGACGCTTACGTGCCTCGATCTGAACTGCCGCCGTGATCCACCCGGGCTTCCTACCCCGGAACAGCCCGCCCTTGTCACGCGGCCGGCCATGAGCAAGCTCCTCGAGATCCCAGTCATCGATTGGCTTCTGCTCCATATACAGCTCGACCTCTTGACTGAGATCGGCATTCTTTCTGCGTGCCCGCTGCCGGATATTGGCCGGCTTCGTGCTTAGTTTGGATCGGTCCTTCGGGTAAGTGCGTCCCCGTACGGTCGGGGGGGTGTCCTTTGGCGGCATGGGGTGGCCTCCCATTCTTTCCATAGCCCTTCAGCGTTCCATCCCTCATCGGCATGTACTAACCTCCGGGATTGATCACCCGACGTTTACCCAGTACCTACCCGGGCGGGGCATGTGGTCGGGACCCTGAGACAGATGCTGTAGAGAGGACATCCTCTCAATCTGCCTGCCATTCGGGTCACGTTTGGCTTCGTCCTTGCTCACGTACACGACATTGATGCAAGGAGTAAAGTCTTCCGTGAACACACCGTGCACTGCGGTCACAAGACCAACGTGGTCCTGGTATCGCTCGTCCACGACTGCAACAGCGTCACCTTCTTTCACGGGTTCGATGCTCATTCTTCTCACCTCCTCTCAAGATTGACCCCCGATCCGCCGGTCCGACTAATCCATCCGAGTCGCGTAAGGTCTGTGGTGTCACGCGCACGGGGAACAAAGCCGAGTAAGCAGGTTGGGGGCCAATCATGAGGACCATATCTGCACTTCGTGGCTACGTCAAACTCACGGGGCCGGTGAGATCATTCTCCCAATTTGGACGATGGACGCCAGAGGTCGGCCTTGGCCGGGGGAGGCGGTTCCCAATCCGGTTGATCCCCTTTAATAACTTCCGTGGTCAATTCACCGGGAAAATACCGGTATGAGTGATCCCAGTTGGCATCTGCCACGAAGGACCTGCGTTCATCCGCCGTGGGCACGGGATCAACCATCCCCGTAGCCTCCCCCAGGCGTCTCAGGGCGATCCTAAGGGCTCGGGGGACGCGTCGGCGGGTCATAGCACCAAGCGCCATGCCAGGATGGCTGCACCGACCATGAACACCGCTGCGGCACCGGCTCCGGCAAGCACGCATGTCCAGACCGCGTCGATCACCAGCTCCCGGTACGCCCGTACGGGTTTCCGCACCCATCGGGGCTTGCGAACCATCCGCTCCACCGGGCCTTCATTCAGCCAGGGGGTGATCGGTGTCACGGGTTGGGTTGGCTCCTCCACACCGCCCCATTGGCTCATGTGCGACTCGCCGGCTGGGTACCCACCCATTGTAGGCTGCTGGGGTGGGTTGTCCGGTGTGATCTGCATCAGTGGTTGAAGCTGACCGGGGTCGAAGAACGGTTCTGGCGAGGTCAGATACTGGGTCGGGTAAGACCCATCGCGATGGTAGCCCGGCCGAGTCATCCCAATCCCCTCTGAATAATCACGGCCAGCTTGTATGCCCTCTCAGCATCCTCATTGGGGTCTACCATCTTACCGATGTCTTCCAATGCAGTGCGTGCACGGGCCAGCTCAACCCGTGTTTGGCTGAGCTTGTCATGTAGCGCTTTCATCTCATCGTCGTACGACCCATTGTCGAGGAGCCGATTGATCGAGTCGATCTGGTTCTGGATCTGCGCTTGCCTCCGATCGTCCAGTTCTTTGGCTTTGCGCAAGATCTCTTCTTTACTCACCATCTGAATTCCCTCGGTCATCGTTCGTGTGGAGGGGCCATCGTACCCCCCGTGTCACACGTGAGCGTGAGTGTACGTTCTGAGCCGGTCCTGGGAGTCCATGAACACCGAGCATGTGGTTCGCTGACTGGCTATCAACGCGTTGTCGGTGAACTGAACCATGCCGGCTTTCTTCCACCCGCCGTAGTTCACATCCCACCATTCCGGCTTGATCCCCTTGACCTGCTGGCTGGCGTACGGGGCACGGGGATCGGTCCGCGTCATGGCGTCCACCCAATGGGCTTCTTCCAGGTACGGTGCCATGACTGGGTAGTCAGTACCCGTGATCTTGAGCTTGTTGAGCCAGTTGTTCCGGGAGCTGTAGACCCAGATCGGACCACCCATCTCCAACTCATTCCAGACGGTGAGGAACCGGCGGACGTCGGCAGTGGTCACCCCGGGCTCTTCGATGTCTACCTTGATCAACCATCCCTTGACCGAACCGGCAGCCTTCCGGATGACGTCGGACAGGAACGCGGCCTGTACTCCGGCGAACCCCGGTACCAGGTAGCAGAACGCACCGGGGATCAGGTTGGGTTGGGCAAGCACGTTGTCAGTGGACATGAAGAACAGTGGATCGATGTGGAACGGTTGAGCTGGCTGGTTCAATCGAGCGCCGGCACCAGTGGCCTTCAACCAGACACCACCGAACCCCTCGATCACCAGTTGGTTAGCCGGACAGGCGATTCGCTGCCAGCGTGTCCAGTCACAGACGAATGTACGGGCCATCAGAACGGAGGCTCCTCGGTCGTATCCTCGGCCAGCTTGCAGATGGTAGTCAGCCGTTCCTGCATATTCCGGATCTGACGCTCCATGTTGGTCGGACTGATCGCAAACCCTCTCGGCAGCAGATCGGTGTTGGCTATGGCCTGTTCATATTCACGAATCCGAGCCGTGAACCGGTGGATATCGGCACGTGCCTCCTCCATGTACCGAAGTCGATCGGCCAGCTCCCGTTGCTGGTCGTTGTTCTTGGCAACCAACTCTTGAATTCGGTAGCGCTTCCTGTCTATATTTCGGCGCAGTCGTTGTATTTGCGCTTTGGCGAAGGCAAGCTGTTGTTCGACGGTAGGCGTCCCATCGTCCTCGTCGTCAACCGGATGAGCTCCGGCCGCGATCATCGCGTCAGCGGCCTGGTCGGCGTACGCGATGTTCTCCGGGTGCACCGGAGGGTTGTGCTCGGTGATCATCACTCGTGCTGGCACCTGAGCACATTCACCAACCTCAGCCGGCACCGGATCGTTGAGAATCCGGACGTGCTCCCCGGCCTCGATCAAGGTATCCGCGATTGATGCCGTGAGGGTACGCATGACCCCCCGATACAGCTCTTCGAAATTAGCTTCCGCCATTGTCTTTCTCCACCCATCTCAGGAAGTCACGCGGTCCGTTCGTCAGGTCTGTTGCCTGCTCCATATCCTGGAACACGTTACCGCAGCCGGACTGCTGAATCATCCCGAAGATTTTCACAGCCAGCATTCGGATCTCGGCATCGGCGTGTAGCGAACCGCGCATGCCGAAGAAGTGACGCCAGGCTCGGTAATTGCCGGTCACCACGATCTTGGTCTCGGTACAGTTGGGCAACACAGCACGGGCGGCTTCACGTGCCTGCTTACGGTTGGCCCCGAGGTATACCGCACGAGCAACCAGTTCGTCGTACACGTCGTGACTGTGCCTCCACACATCCCCAATCATGCCCCGGGCGTATGTGTCCGTCTCAAAGATCGGGGGGATCACCGGCTCTTCCTCACGTGCCGTCTCATCGACGTACCGCTGGGAAAGCTGGGAATACGAGAAGTGCCGGTGGCGCACCAGTTCGTGGGTCAGGGACCTCGATACCCCCTGCAGATACACAGTCACCGAGCCGTGCTCGAGCACCGACTCATGACCTACCTCGAGGATGTGCGCCAGGTAGTCCACGTTCCGTGCCGTCTTGGGGTTCGGCCGGTCCCATGATTGGTAGCACGCACGACCTGCGAACTCCGCCAGGTCCTGACCAGTTCCCTGGTTCTCAGGAAGATCGGGTACCCGGAACTGATCCGGTGCCCACGGTACTCCCTCGGGACTCACGAACGTTGTCCATGCGATCACCTGAACCTTCAATGTCTTTCCTCTCGGCCTCTCCGATGGTGTACCCGTCCATGTATACCGCATTCTCTTGCAGTCCCCTGAATGGAACTTCTCCCGTCAATCCTCTCTTATAGCCCGCATGATAAGCCGGCGTCTGCATGTTTCTATCATGCTCTATTCTGTCCTTGTGTGGATTGCACACCCAGACAATTACCTTCATGTGTGGAGCGATGTCTACGCCCATCACCCAAGATCCCTCGGTCTTACACGCCTTTGACTTGTCAATCACTCCGCACACCGGCATGACTACTCTCCTTGATGTCTCCGGAGGGCAACCCGGGCAGTACACGGCCAGACCTGATCACATCGTTCGCACGTGATCTTGGACATGTACTTCTGAGACCCGTCCGCCTGGGCATAGCTGGTCCGTTCGTATTGCTCCTGAGGAACGTGGTCACGCTCGACCATGTGCACAACGTCCTCATCGTTGAAGTCGTAGTCACGCATTGATATCTCCCTTATACATCTCACAACTCGGCGTGTGCTTGGGGAAAGGAACACCACCCAGTCCACACGAGCACTCGAGATCATCCTCATCCATAGCATCCTTGATCAGCTCGGCCATCGGCCGTTCAGATGCCTGGCCGACAATAGCCACCATAGACCTGATGTGGCTCGGGATGTCTGTCACCGTCCGACCATCCAGGGTATCCCCTTGGTGAGGCCGGTGATGCTTATCCGGTTCCGGACAGTTGGGACCACACCGGAAGTCATGACGAGGGTCAGGCTGAACCTTACGCATGCAGAAGCCACGGTGATGGGCCTTCCGGTCACATCCAGGCACCTTACACGGTCCTGGACCGACGAAGTAGCACGGTCGTGGGTGTCGGGCACCGTAATCACACACCCGGCCCTTACCGTCCCTCTGGGAGCACCTGCCACCGTGCGGGTACGAGTACGTCATCAGTTGTTCGAGCAGCGGTTGGCCGACGACCACGGTCACGGCCGGTTGCTGATTCAGCCAGGAGAGGGCCAGTGGGTCGGGGGTAGTTGAGATGTCCGAACAGGAGGGATCGGAGTAACGAGCGGAGAGGTAGTTGGCAACGGCCTCGATGGCAATGGCGCGGAGGGCCTCGGGATTGGGGGCTGCTGAACCCATGGGTAGTCCTGTCCATAGTAGAGAATCGCCAATACGAACCCCACGATAACCCCGGACCCCACAGCCCCGATGACATAGACAAGTGTGATGAATGCGTCTTGAAATCTCCACCTCTTCCAAGGTATTTCAATCATTCGATGCCTACCCTTCTTGGGGGTAATTACCTTTGTACGACGTCGCATGGTGTGTTCCTTCCCGGGAAACACTAAAGACCGCCCCCCACACCCCGGGTTAGGGTGCAGAGGACGGTCGTCTTGCGATTCAGTCGCCGATGTCGAAGAAGTCATGCCGATCATCCATTGGGGTTCCCGACCAGAGCCAGTCGAAGAACCGTTGAATGCACCGGTCCAGTACCCCGGCGCTCCATTCGTGCAGCCACCTCACCGTCGCTCCGTGAGTTTCAGACGGTATCGGCTACGTCGTGTGATGGGTACGATGACCAACCCCTTGACAGGATCGTTGATCATCATGACTCCGCCGTGTCGTTGCAGGGTGCTGACGAAGTCCCGGATGTCAGCCCGCTCCCTGGCTTTCGCCACGGTGTTGAGCCCGGGATCGATCGCAGTCATACCAGCTCCTCGGTCTTCATCCACCGGAGACCGGTGGGTAGTGGTCGGTTGGGTGCGACGCAGAAGCTGGTGCCCTTGTCGTCCAACGCGACACGGCATCGCTTCGTACCGTCACACACGGCTTCTCCGCATCCGAGCGGATCGCCATCGGGGTAGTGGTACACAGTGGAGTTCTGGTACACGCCTTGCCGGTCCTTCAGCGTGAACATGATGTGCTCCTTATGGAGAACGGTTACGCCGTGTCGTGGGGGCGACACACCACGTTCATACGCCGGAAGTGGAAGTTAGTCCAACGAGGCGCGGTTCTTCTCCACCCACTCGCCCAATTTAAGCAGACCCCAGGCGGTCCACGTGAGGGGCCATACTACTCCAATCACGACAGTGGCGAGTCCAAGTAGGATGTCGTCTCGCGGGTTCAACTTGGGAACCCTGCCGTACTTGCCGGCCGTGAACGAGGTGAGCACGCCGGTAACGATGTAGCCACCTACCAACATTCCCCAGGTGATAGCTTCAATCGTGTGGTTCATGTGTAGAACCTCTTCTGTCGTTGAACGTGGGCGCACTCGGGGACGTTGCAGTCACACATCCCGTACCGAATGGTCTTGCGTGGCTTCGGTCGCTTACGATGCCAGAACCCACGGTCTGACCATTGGCCAGCGAATTGGAGCAACGTTGAGAACCCGAAGCCGAGGATGATCGAGAGGGTGCCGCAGGCAACCCACCAGTACCGCCCCGTTAGGAACCCGAGAAAGTCGTGATACATCACAGACAAGATCTCGTCCCATACCCAACCCCACATTGCCTACTCCTCGGTCGTGCGCCTCGCATTGTGCGGGCGCTTCGTTGGCTGTCCCACCCTCGCACGAACTGCACGAGTCGCGTCGCCAGGCCTGGCCGGGGTATCAACAGGCTGGGGAGACGTCCCTACCATGTGCGCTGGCAAGACATATACGCACGGCTGCAACGGTTCAGCACCACACAGGGGGCACGGCCGGATCAGGGCCTGTGCGTCCGACACAGGCGGCTGCACGCGCACATTACGCGGCCACTCATGGTCGTCGGGCAGCATCAACCGCTTCGCCCAGTTCTCGAGCGGGTCGGTCATGACCCCTCCATCATCGCGTGCTTGACCACCGTCTGGTAATGGTCAATCTCTAGTCCGGTATATGACGTCCCGATCACCTGACGGAACAGAGACACGGAGGTGTCTTCACTCATCAGACAATGGCAGTACCGGCTATCCCGGTTCGGGCATGTCCTTCGGCGCATCCGCATCGGTCATCACTCCCTCGATCACCCCGATGGTGTCACAGGGCCACCGAGTGCCGCAGGACTCACACCGGCCTCGCTTGTTACGCGTGTGGAGGGCCGACAATCGGCTGACCAATAGAGCCAACAAGGGACCGGCCGTGCTCACCCGGCTGGCGTACAACATGAGCTTGATCTCACCCATTGGTTTTCTCCGTCTAGTTCGGTTGTGTTCCTGTAGTCGAGGTATGGTGCATCATCTCTCTGTAGTTCCGATACTGGTCTGTAGTCGAGCTATCTCTCTGTAGTTCCCGAATGTCCGTTATCCTTCTCTAGTTCCGATGACGATCTGAAGCGCCGACATCTGAGTCTAGTTCCGGTTGTGGTCTGAAGTTCCCATGTCTCAGTGTAGTTCCCTTATGTCCATTATCTGTCTGTAGTCGAGGTATCTACGTCTAGTTCCACCATCTCTCTGTAGGTCCGATGTAGATCTCTAGTTCCCATCCTGGTCTGTAGTTCCCACATGTCCGTTTCCTCTGTCTAGTTACCGTTCCGTTCTGTAGTCGACCTATGTATCTGAAGTTCTGATCTTTCTCTCTAGTTCGTAGATGTCTCTGTAGTCGAGGGATCTCAGTCTAGTTCCCATTTGTCCGTTTTCTATCTGTAGTTCCCATTGCTCCGTGTAGTCGAGGTTCTGCCGTTTAGTTCCGGTGTAGATCTCTAGTTCGCAGATGTCTGTGTAGTCGAGCTATGTCCGTTTGTTCTCTGTAGTTCCCATGTCTCAGTCTAGTTCCGATTACCCGTCGACCTCCTCCCAGCCTTCGTAGTAGTCATGCTCGGCACCCTTGCGGTGTGTTGGGTGGCCGCATGCCGGCCTACCAGGATCGGGGTCTACCCCATACATGCACGAGAACTGACCAGGCACCAGCGGATCATCACACCGGACGTAGGGCATGGGCTACCCCTCGATCGTTTCGACGTTGTAGAACCCGGCACCAACTCCATATCGCCATGCCGTCATTGGGGACTTCTCTCCACCTCCGGCACGGTTCTTCACCATGACACCAAGCTGTGTCTGTCGGGTAACCCATCGAAGAATCTCTCGACAAGACCGCATCCGGCCATCGTTGCAGTACCCGCACCCACCCTCGAGACAGGTGGCGTCAGGGTTCGGCCAGCAGATCCGCCGCTTGACAATCACGGGGTCACCTCGTACAGATGCCAGACCAGGCCCTCGGCCGTACGGGGACAGGTGCCGATGTGCTGCGCATCGTAGGGCAATAGGTGACCGGTACCGAACACTTGGAACCAATGAGTCTTCAACGGTACCTTCTCCGCCGATTCAGCCCAGAACTCGACACCCACCCCCGGCTGATATGCGACATGCACCGGGCCATAGCTCAATGGGAAGCTATGCGGCTGGTCATCGACAGGAACCACGTACCGGAACATCTTTCGATTCTTCATCCCCATCGACCTCCGGACCAGATGCCAAGGGCCAAGCACACAGCACCCGTTGCCATGCCCCCCGCATAGACCATGATGAATTCCCAGAACGTCATTCCTACTCCTGATCCATGATGCGCGGGATCTCTTTATCCCGAGCGATGTAGTCCATAGGGTCTCCACCTTGATCCACTCGATCTACGATATACTGACCCCAGGACAGATGACGATTGTTGTTCTCTCCACACGTGGCACAGTCCGGGCCATTGAAGGCCGACGTACCGAGCTTCTTGAGCTTGTGTCGATGGTCGGTGATCACCCACTCCGGATACGTCACCTCCTCGAAGGGTGACTCGGGATCATCCTCAGGCTTTACCAGGTTGTACCGCGTCAGCCTGGACCTGTCCCTCACCCTTGCCACCCCACCTCTGCTGATCGCCATGGCAGAACCAGTCGCCCGGGTATCCCTCGTGCTGACCGTCCCACACATGGGCCAGGTGCACACCCTTCTGCCAGCACCTCAACTTGACCCCGGCCAACTTGTTGGCCAGAGCCCGGTATCCGAACTTGATGCGGTCCGGATTCAGGTTGTCCGCCGGCCACGTCTCGAGCTTACCTTCATTTGGGTCCTCTCACAATCAAGTAAACCAATGCTGCGACCATGACCGCTATTCCCGAGACAGACAATGCCAGGTCACGAAGCATTGCATTCTCCCCTATCCGTTGGGGTACGGCTCATAATGCGTGAAGAATTCGAGCAATGCACCAGCATCCTCGGTATCCAGCGAGATGGTCGGCAGGCCACTGGTCTCAGTGACCATGAACTGAATACCCTCCATCGGGCATTCCTTATTCAGATCCTCAACTAGACGTGCCTCCTCGGACATCGCAGCCCGACGTTTCGCCTCGGTCTCTAGTTGTCGTTTCAGGATGTTCCTCTGCCGACGCAGCGTCTCCTCATACGTCAGTCGTCTCATAGGCATCGTTCACCACCGACATGAGATGCCGGTACCCTGGGCGGTCTCAGCGACCACACATGACACCTGCTCACCATTGGGCATCCGAACTACCTTGCCGTACACGTCACTCCGTTTGGCTGACGCTGAACCCCCGCACGCCACCATCAGCGCAAGGGCCAACATGAACACAGCCAACAGTCTAGTTTTGGACGTCATGCGTCAACCTCCTCGGTCGGGGCTCCACACGCCGGACAATAGTTCCAGGTGGTGTCAGCCCATCGCTTGCACTTTACCCCTCCGCATCGCCTCACGCTGCGATCCTTCGATTCGCCCCCAAGGAACTCACCCATCTCCCGAGCCAGCTTGCGCAATGCGCGGTCCACACGGGCCTTGGCGGCCACAGCGCGGTCATCGGCCACCACGGCACGGGTATTGGCACCCTGGCGCCTCCCCGTCGTGCTGGCACCCCCTCGCGCATCCTTCTGCCCCGTCGATGTCCGAACCCGGGCACCACTCGGCACAGTAGCCGTCGCAGCATCAGGATCTCGAGCCACCCGAGACGACCCACCGACAGACGGCCCGAATGCTTGCAACCAGATCAGTTCATACCGCAGAACAAATGCTGACGGCAGAACCCGAAGTATCTCTTGCCCCACGTCCAAAGCCGACATTCCTCGCCGCTGAGCTTCCGTCTTCACCCTGCCGACTTCTACCTGTGTCATTAATGTCTCGCCTTTCCTAAGACCTTGATCTACCTATCGATCCCACCGAATGACTGTCTTGATCGTGAATCCCCGCCTGCCCAACATAGCCAATTCGTCATCCCCCACACCAACCGGCAATGCTACCCACTTGTTCGGATGATCCACGGCCCGCTGCATCATTGGCTTCAGATCCACAGCCTCTACCGGGATCAGATCACCAACCTCGGCCATCAACCGCCTACCCTTTGCCGTCAACCGATAGGTCTTCATCCACGTCTGGCCTCTACCCTGCAGCTCCTTACCCTGCACGACCTCGAGCACACCCCCCTTAACCATCTTCCCTATCAGGATCGACAACGGCCACGGTTCCACGTGGGCGGCCATCAACGATCGGATATTCGCTCCCTTCACAGTGCCACCCGCGATGATCCGGCAGACTCGCATCATCCTTGCATTCGCCTCTACGGATTTGAACATATGCACACCGTATTACATCACCCATTCTTGACCATACTTCTCCATCCGTTCCCCGGGGCGCGGCGGCGCGCAAGTGGACCCCGAAGGGGGGAGCGCAAGCGTGCAGACGTGATCCCGGTGTTTGTGTAGATTAAAAATCCTACGTACCCAGAAACTCTTGAAGAATTTGAGTCTATTTTTATATTGACTGTATGATCAAGACACCGACCACGTTTCGGCGCTTATCCCTCCCTTAGTTCCGGGGCGCCGTCCCGCGTTCGGGGTTACTGATCTGTGCGCGCGAGTGAGGTAACCGTCCAACCGACTGTGTTGTCTCCGGTCAGCAGTCCATTCGCCACTGCGTTGGTTGCCTGCTTCACCACATCCGATGGCCTGACCCCCATAGCCGATGCAATGTGATCCGTAGGCACGGCCCTACCCTTCGGACCCATTGACATTATCTTCGTAACAATGCTCGATCCCGCCGGCTGGCCATCTGGCCGTGTCCTGCCATTGCCTGGCCTGGGTGTGGAGGGATCACCTTCTGGCTCGGAGTCTGACCACAACCCGGTCACCGGCTGCCACGGGACCCTGGTGCCGTACTGATCGCTGATGCCCATCCGGGGTACTTCTACAATCCACCGTTCATCGGTAGAGCTTTTTGATTCTCTTTCCACCCGGATCTTGCTGACACCCCCGTGCCCGCGTTCCCGGCTGTGTACGTAGAGAGCATCATCTACCCACGCGTGCAGGGCAACGCTGCCCAGCATCCTGCTGCCACCCCGTTCCCCGGACGATCCCTTCTTGTTGTGGTGGACAACAGCGATAGCCGCACCAGATGCTTCCGACACATACCGCAGAGGACGTAGGATCTTGGCCATTAGCTCCGGTGCCCGGTCGGTATCAACAGCCCCGGCCGTAGTACCCAGTGTGTCTATGACGCCTATGGCCGCGTGGTAATCACCCATCATCTCAGCGAACCACGCCTGCCACCCTGGATCGGATGCAGTGAACCCTGACCGGATGTGGAAGCCCATGGGGATGCCAGATGTGGGCGGTAGCCAGAAGAGCTGACCATCATCTGCACGCTCCATAGTGCCATGCCAGTGTTGCCCGGGTGACTTCCCCTCAACTACTTGTTCCAGCCTGTCCCGAACGATGATCTCCCCATCTTCTTCCTGCACGTACAGCACAGGCTGTGGTCCACCGACGATAGAGAACCGGGGGTCATTGAGAAATGGTGTGCCGGTAGACACAGCCACGGCCATGTCAAGAGCCAGATACGACTTGTATGACTTGGGATCGCCGCTGATGAATCCGCAGCCGCCCTTGCTCCACACGTTGCGAATGAGCCACTGTGGCCGGCGCATCCGGGTAGCCATCGCATCAGACAACCAGCGCATCTGGGGCTTCGGGGTTTCTTCCACTTCTTCCAGAGCGTCCCCATCACCAGCCTCTGCGTGATCGGCTTTCTCTTTCTTCCCCGTTCCTATTGCTTTTGCTGCTTCGGCCTTTAGACGTTTGATCTCGTCATTGCGCCCGGCGTACTTGTTCCAGACTGACTTCTTAACAACAGCCACTATCTCGGCAAGCGTGCACCCAGCATCGGCCAGATCCCGTTCAATCTGCCACAAGATCTCCGACCTGTCCGCACCCACGGCGTCACTGAGCTTGCGTACGCCCATGTACTCCCGGACCTTGGCCGACACCTTGAGACGAACCCTGCCCCACACCTCGTGCCGGTCGATCCCACTGAGCAGGTCATCGTCAAGCAGATCAGGTGCATCTTCCCCCGCCCCCACGACGGCTGGCAGATCATCGAAATCGTCCGGGGTGTACCGGGGACCGTTGTCCCACATGAAGCGCCCTGCGACGCTCTGAGACCCGTTAGTCCGGTGGTCCGGTTTGTGGTTCGGCCGGCCAGGCACACGTAGCAGCTGGGTGGTATCCCATCCTGAGGGGTCGGCACCGAGGAACAGGGTGAGCTTGTGATTCTCATTGCCTGCCCACGATGCACCGACGCGTGGTTTGCTCAACAACCAGATGGCTTGATACCGACCGGGACTAGACTCCCACGCGATTGTTGGCCGGTACTGCTGGTCGATCTGCTCGGGATCGGCTGCATCGAGGTCTGCCCATAGCGTGCGCTCTGGTTCGGCATACTGCTCGATTCTTCGTTTGTCCCCGAACAAACACGGAGCGAAGTAGACATCGTCGTTACCGTGCTGATTGAGATGGGCCAGGATCCCTGGTTTATCTTCGGGCCATACGTACGCACGTCCCTCGTGGAAATTCTTCTTGCGCTCTTCCCGCGTAGTGCACCGACCTGGAATCCACGGAAGGAACACAAAGCCTTCACGGTCCTGGCCCCAGATCTTGGTAAGAATCCTGAGCTGTTGCTCTGGGGTGAGCGTACCGTTGTTGACCACGCGCACATCCTCTCGCTGTGTACGCAACCGCCATGCGTGTGGAGGCACACCATATGCGCGATCACGGCTCCTTGCACCGCTGCCCCCCAGCCGGGCACTATGTGTCCACACACAACGGCGGAAGGAACATGATGACCGACGAGGAAGCGATCGCTGCACTGAACGCGATTGGGGTTGATGACCCCGAGAGGGCCCACATGGAGGCCGACAGCATCTTGCTGAGCTCGGTATCCCTGCCGGTGTCCGAGGCATACCAGCTGGCCATGAACCGGCAGCGTTGGGTGGCGTCAGCATGAGTCGATATGATCCTGACTCCCCGGACTACGATCCCGAGTTCACCGGGACCGGACGGGTGATGTATGTGGAACCCAAGACCCAATCTGAGCTGCGCATCCCGCCGTACGTCCGTGCCATGCAGGCGGCTGTGTACGCACACGCTAACCAGACGTCGGTCTACATCGACAACCTGTCGGGGTTGCAGCACGACATGTTGCAGTGGGCGGTCGGGGAGGCCATGAATCGGCAAGCTCGGATCGAGCGTCGGGTGCCGGCCAACGCGACAACGTCTCGCCAGTTCCGGGCGGGTACCCGCCGAACCAAGAAGCTGGCACGTCGCTGATGCCCTCGATGTTTCCGGATGAGACGATCGGTGAAGCCACCCGATCTTCAGCCAAGGAAGTATCAGTCACCTGCCGTGCTCAGGTGCACACGATCTACCATGCGATGGTTGACCTGGCGGATTCCCCAACGCCAGGCAACGCGCAACAGGTCATCAACCAAGCTGAAGAGCTGAGCAAGATGGCTCTGATGATCGCTCGGCAAGCCAAGACCGTCAAGGGAATACTGGAGGCCACACCCTCATGACCAAGTACATGCTCATGTTTCGCCTGTCCGTGCCCACTCGACACCCCCTGACCGGCACCGAGGTGGATGGCCCGGTGATCGTGTCCAATGTGGTCCGTGATGATGATCCGGTCCGCTGTATCGATCGGGCCCTCGCGATCCTCGAGCTCGAACGCAACAACCTGGCCAGCCAGCAGGACGTCAAAGACAGCCCCGGTGATGGTGACTCGCTGTTCGACAACGCGGCTGCCATCGATCCGTACGTGAACCGTCCCCAGGGATGAAGCCACCATCACTCCACACCCTCCTCGAGGACCCCCTGTTTCGCGCGTACATGAAACAGGTGCCGGATCTGTCACCCAACCTGGCACATGGGTCACCGTGGGCTGTGTGGGCACGTACAACGGACGAGCCAGCCAGGTGGCGAGGAGGCAAATTCACGACCTACCGGGATGCGTGGACTGCCACGGTCAAGGCCGTCCGGAACACCGACCGATACCAAGACGTGGCACTGGTATCTCTTCGGCAATTCTTCCCTCCACCGGAAGGGTTTCACTGGGACTACAACTTCGAATGGTGCTCACGCTGTCGGCGTCCTTCGTATTTCGCTTATCGGCCAAGGCATCATGCGCTACGGAATGCTCCCGTTCTCACCAGTGAGGATGCACTACGGTGTTTCTACTGTGGGGTGCGTCACTGTGCAATGCCCGCGTACCATCACTGATGCATCACCCACCTGGGGAGAAGGAATCATGATGACAGAGCCACACCCGCCGGACCTCGCGGCCCAGTATGCCGAGGTGTCCGCAGAGAATGTGGCCTTGGTCGAGGCGCTCCACACAATCGTGGGGGAGACCAGTGACGCGGAGGTCGTGCGTATCGCAGCCGCCGCACTCACCAACACCAAGACAGGACAACGGTACCTGTCGGCCAATCCCCTGAGGTATTAGCACGTGAGATACACCTGGCGCACCAAGCCTTACGCGCACCAGCAGCGGGCAGTCAAGTTCGCCCTGTCCCGGTTCAAAGAGGGTGGCCATCCAGCCTTCTTGATGGAGCCCCGGACTGGCAAGACCAAGGCCACCATTGACACTCTCTCCATCCTGTCCATCAGGGACGGACTGAACAAGGTAGTCATCGTCTGCCCCAACCGCGTGATAGGTACTTGGATCGAAGAATTCGCCAGGCATTGCCCAATCGTCTACCAGATCACCGTGTGGGACAAGGACGCGCGTAAGCAGCCTCTGCCGCCGGCCAACGGTCGGTTCGACCTTAACGTGATCCTGGTGAACTACGAAGCGTTCGCTACTCCCGGGGCCAGCCTGGGCAAGGACCCACGAACCGGGCGCATCAAGCGATCCAAGACCAGGGGTGGTCGGTGGTCCACCCGGAAGAACCTTCGCAAGTGGATCGGTGACGACCAAGCCGCATGCGTGTTGGATGAGTCACACAAGATCAAATCACCTTCTGGCCGAACGTCGATGATGCTGGTGTCCATGAGGGACAACTTCTCACATCGGTTCCTGCTGACCGGTACCCCGGTCACCAAGGCCAAGCGAGCACATGACATCTTCATGCAATGGAAGTTCCTGAATCCGGAGACGTTCGCTGATTGGCACACGGCCGAAGATTTCAAGAACGCAACCGGCCGATGGACTGATGCCAACGGATTTCCTCAATGGTTGTCTGAGAAGAAGCCAGGTATGGACAAGCTAAAGGCCGGGCTTCACCAGGACGGGCTGGTGGTTCGGAGAGAAGATTGTTTCGATCTGCCCCCGGTTCAGGACGACGTTAGACGCATTCGACTTGGTCCGTCCGGGAAGGTCTATGACGACATGGCCGAGGAGATGGTCGCATTGCTCAAGACGGGTGAGGTGGCCGAGGCATCCATCCCCCTCGTGGTCACCCTCCGACTCCTGCAGATTACCTCCGGATTCGTCGGCGTGCGAGAGACCGTGATGGTCCGGGGCGAACCCAAGCTAATAGCACGACCCGTCCGTGTGGGGTTCGAGAAGTTGAATGCCCTCGAAGACATCATCAAAGAAGAGATCATCGAACGCGAAGAAAAGGTCATCATCCCGGCACGATTCAACTTCGACATGGATGCCATCGTTGCCCTCGGCAAGGCATACCGCATTCCCACGTTCCAGTTGAGGGGCGGCATCAAGCCGGCCGAGGCTGATGAATCACGACGGAAGTTCAACCGCATGGATGGACCGGCTCTGTTCGTCGTACAGCCGCAGGCGGCATCACTGGGCATTGACCTCCGGTCAGCCAACCGTACGATCTGGTACTCGCTCACACCGTCCTGGGTGGACTACACGCAGACGTGTGACCGTAATGCCCTCCACGCCGCATCTCGAATCATGACCTACTTGATCGCAGAGGGCACAGTGGATGAAGCACAACTAGAGACCCTTGAGATGGATGGCAACCTGTCAAGGGAGCTGCTACGTAAGCCCGAGAAACTGCTCCGCAAACGCCGCTGAATTCTCGTTGATATCGTTCACACAACGGAGGTATGCATATGCTTAACGGAGTCATCATTGAGGGTCCCGATGGTTCGGGTAAAACCACATTGGTCAAGGCCCTGTGCAGGGAGTGGGGTGTGGATGCCGAACCCCGCGCGGCCACATCCGAGGGAGGACCCAATGTGGACCTCATCGCGTACGTGGAACAGGCGGAGTCCAATCTGGCCACCCCTCGCCGGTCGGTGTACGACCGACACCCGGTGATCAGTGAGAACATCTACGGGCCGATCATCCGGGGATCGTCCGGTCTGGGTCACAGGATCGACTGGCTACGCCGACGTCGCAGGGGGTTGCAGCGCAAGGCATTCGTGGTGTGGTGCCTGCCGCCCCTGGCCACGGTGATAGACAATGTGGACCAGTCTGACGTCCAGATGGCCGGTGTGGACAAGCACATCACCGGAATCTACGCGGGCTACGTGAACGCCGTGGCGTCCTGGCCGGAACTAGACAACTTCTCCGGTACGCAACTATGTGCGGTGTATGACTACACCAAGGGACCCACAGCGTACGAGGACCTGCTCAACACCATCAAGAGAAACGTGGGGTAGTCCACTATGGACCGGCTGGATGAGATGCTCAAGCTGCAGAACGATTTGCAGAAGTTGATGCCCCCGATCCGGGAGTTTCCGTCCAGGGATCCCGAGACGCTCATGGAGCAAATCCGGATGAACGTCTTGGCCCTGATCACCGAGCTGACCGAGATGCTGAATGAGACAGGTTGGAAGCCGTGGGCTACATCCAACCACCTGAACCGGGAAGCATTCACCAGCGAGACGGTGGATGCCTGGCACTTCTTCATGAACCTAATGCTGTTGGGCGGTGTCACAGCGGACGACCTGCACCAGGGATACCTTCGAAAGCGTCAGGTCAATGTAGACCGACAGGCCATCGGATACGACGGTGTAGAGGGCAAGTGTCTGGAATGCAAACGAGACTATGCCGATAGGGGTGTCACCTGTACACCCAGCGATGATCTATCGGATTCCTACTGTGAGATGTATGCGCCGTGATCCCCCAACCCCTGATCTTCGACACGGCCACGGACATCCATGACGCCATGTGCGAACGGCTGATGTTCGGGACCGAACGGGGAGTCGATTACGACTGGACCCATGGCACCGAAGTGGGTCTACACAACGTGGTCCTGGGTGCCCGGTCCTTCGATTGGGAATACGACCTCGCGTCGCTATGGATGCCGGCCAGCCGGTGGACCATGATGGTTCGGCAGTACATCGATCCGGCTTTGCTTGACGATTGGGCTGCCAAGGTCGAAGAACGCATGACCGGGAACTTCGGTGGCCGCAAAGCACGGGGCATCGCGGTACTGCGAACCAACGCGGTCCAAGGCAAGGGCACGGGAAGGGGTGTCAGGCGGCGCTGGGGGTCCTGCATGCTGGCGTTGTCATTCCGGGCCACCCCCATCCCCACCGTTACGCTACACAGCCGTACAACGTACTTCGGATACCTGGCTGCCATGGACATGACCGTTGCCCATGCCTTCGCACGGATGGCTGGAGAGATCATTGGGGTACACCCTTCGGCCATGCAGTTTGTCTGGACCCTTCAGCTCGCCCAATTCCACGGGTTCCGATCACTGGCTTGGCCTCTGATGGATGACGCGATGCGCGCCCAGATGGATGACGACCTCCCAAACCGCATGAGCATCAAGTCACCCATCGGGTACCGCAAAGCCCTTGATGGGTATCACCGGATCAAGAAGTCCGACGAGGCCGGGAAGCTATACGGCGACGAGGCATTCTCATCCTTCGCCCGGGTACGTCGGCGGTTCCACACCGAGGCATACGGCATCGAGTACGCCAGGCAATTCGAAGGAGGTACCAAGAACCGAGGGGGCAAATCAGGGTTCACCAAGCTACCCCAACTATGGGCATCGTCGCTTGACCTTGCCACACCTCTTGCAGGACGACCGTCCAAAGCAGATGAGACAAGTGGATGGGATGACGACGATGAGGACTGATGCCCAACGAGAGATGATCGCCCGCTACCACGAATGGAGGAATGAGGTCATTGACAACCTGTCTGCTATCGAGAACATGTTGATCGATGGCCACTACGTGACGGCCACCCATTCAATCGAAGCCGTGTCCTACAACGTGACCTCGATGGTCACCATGATGAAGAAGGCTACCGACGCATGACCCCCGAAGAAGCACGGTTCGATGGCTGGTACCGGAACCACGTCTATCACCTGCTGGACAGTACGCCCCTCCACACGGGCGAGTGGCAATCATTGGACACCAGCGGATCCAAGGCCCACGCCACGTACGAACTGCTGAACGTCCGCTTCCCATGGACCAACGTGCCGGACAGCATCGCGGATCTGCAACAGATCGTCAAGCCCAACCTCCCATGGGCCGAGAACCACTTCCGTGAACGCGTCAGCGGCCATCCGCTTAACCCCGGTGTGGAGTACGCCAACTGGCCCTGGTACAAGAACAATGTGGACACTCACCGGGCTGATGGCACATTCTCACACACGTACATGGAACGGTACTGGCCGAAGGATGCCAATGATGGAGACATCAATGGGGAGCAGCACAAGGGCATCCGGTACCTGTACGGAGACCTGGCCGATGTGGCAGACTTGCTGATCAAGGCGCCGCTTACCCGGCAAGCATATCTTCCAGTGTGGTTCCCGGAGGACACCGGGGCCGTCCATGGTGAACGAGTACCATGCAGTCTCGGATACCACTTCATCATCCGGGATGGTCTACTGCACTGCAACTACTACATCCGGTCGTGTGACATCGTTCGCCACTTCCGAGATGACGTGTACCTCACGGCCCGACTAATGCAGTGGGTATGCCGGAGGTACAACGGTCGAGGGGATGACTCGTCTCATCCAGGCCCCAACATGATCCAGCCCGGGGAGCTCAACATGCACATCACATCCCTTCACGCATTCGTGGGGGACAAGTGGACACTCGACAAGATCCTGGAAGGATCCCACGATGACAACGCCGGAGCCACGACCGACGCGTGATCAGGTTCTGATGATGACTGCCCAGACGTACGCAGCCAGAACCACCTGTGCACGTAGCTCGGTTGGTGCCGTCATCTCTCGCGAAGGTCGCATCCTGGCCACTGGCTACAATGGATCACCGGCCGGCATGACCCACTGCGACCACAGTTGCGACTGTCCCAACGAAGCCAAGTACGCCACGGTCACCAGTCGGGCAGACAACCCTCATCAGGTTGGGTGTCGAACCACCCGGCCATGCATCATCGCGGTTCACGCCGAGGCCAACGCCATCGCCTGGGCAGCCAAGCACGGCACGGCCACTGATGGTGCCGAGCTACACACCACAATGTCTCCGTGTTACGGATGCGCTCAACTCATCATCAACGCTGGGATCACCCGCGTAACGTTCGCCCGGACGTACCGTGACCAGTCGGGTATCAGACTTCTTGAAAACGCAGGGGTGGTGGCTGTCAAGTCATGAACACTGAACTCCGGTTGGCCGTCAGGAATGCTGTCTGTGACCACTGTCGACTATCGGCACAGGCCGAAGGCGATAGCGTGTGTGTCACCGGCAGTGGGCCAGCCGGAGCCAAAGTGGTCATCGTCACCAAGTTCCCGGCCGGGGGTCGGACCAAGACCGAGCTGACCAAGTACCTGACCGAGGCCGGGTTCAACCCGGACGATCTGATGTGGTGCTCAGCAATGAAGTGCCGCACGTGGGACCTCGACCCCAACAAGACCGACATGAAAGCGTGCCGGCCATATCTGACTGCCGAGCTGGAATTCATCAAGCCGGACTGGGTGTTGGCCCTTGGTACAGAACCCTTGTTCGCCACCACGGGCAAGTCAGGGATCATGAAGTACCGAGGGGGCATCGACCTCCACACATCCGGTGCGCAGGTGTTCGCCACCATCAGCCCGTCGATGGTAGCCAGGAACCCCGGACTGCTGGGTGGGTTCCTCGCTGACCTCCGATACTTCTACAATCTGACCACGGGTCAGACCGGTACCGATCCCCACCACGTACCGGGACCGGCACGCACGACCACAGTAGACACCAAGGACCGTCTCAGAGACACGCTGAGCGCCTTGGATACCGCATCCGCCGTTTCGTACGATGTGGAAACAACCAGGGGCTCTGAATTCGAATCAGAGTCTCGGATCGTATCCCTGGCCGTGACCACCGTGCAGGTGGATGGCGACATGGACACTGCCCACGTGTGGAAGATTCCCTTGTATCATCCGGACTCGCCGTGGTTGTCCCGGTGGGAGTCTGTCGTCAAGCTTGTGGTCAAACACCTGATCAAACCGAAGCGACGCATCGCGCACAACGCCAAGTTCGACACTCGCTGGTTGGTCCACTTCGGTGGTGTGGATCTGCGCCCGACGTTTGACACGATCGTGGCAGCCGGCCTGCTCGATGAGAACCGACCCAAGGGTCTCAAGCCATTGGCTCAACAATTGCTTGGGGCCGAGCCGTGGGGCATCGACGTATCCAAGGTGGACTGGTGGTTGGAGATACCGCTGCCGGACATCCTCGAATACAACGGCATGGACACCTGGCACACGATGCGTTTGTACTACCTGTTCCGGAAGCAATTGGTGGAGCAGCCCCGTATCGCACGGTTGTTCTCACGACTGATGATGCGTGCCATTCGGAAGTTGGTGGTCATCGAACGCCGAGGGGTATGGACAGACGCTCGACAACTAGAGATCAACTGGGGAATCGCTGAGCACGAACGGTCTGCCATTGAACAGCAGCTCACCCAATGGCTACCTGAAGATGACGATGCGATACCGGATGAGTTCTGGAACAGGAAGGGGGAACTGCTCGTCAACTGGAACCCATCAAACTTCTTGAGATGGTTCGTGTTTGAATGGCTTGAGATGCCCGTGCTTAAACGAGGCAAGCAGAAAGATGATGGATCACCCGGCGACCCCTCGGTTGCTGAAGCCGTGATGATGGAGCTGGGTGAACAACACGAGGCATGCAAGCTATTGCTCGATCGAGTGGAATGGAACAAGTTCTGCACATCATTCTTCGGGCCATACACAGACCAGCTCACCCCGGCATCCCGCATCCACACCACCTTCAAACCGTGGGGCACTGTCACCGGTCGGCTATCATCCGGTAAGGAAGATGCTGAGAAGATCACATCCAAAGCACAACGCCGGGGTGTCAACCTGCAACAGGTCCCAAGGAATCCGCTGGTACGGGGGGTGTTCGGGGCTCCGCCCGGATCGGCATTCGTGGAAGCTGACTATTCCCAGGTTGAACTGCGGGTTGCCGCGTTCATTGCACGCGAAGACACCATGCTTCATCTGTACGCCACCGGTCAAGACATTCACATGACCATGGCTATGCAGATGACCGGCAAGCCAGCATCGGAAGTCACCAAAGATGAACGCAAGAAGGCCAAGGCCGTAAACTTCGGATTCCTCTACGGCATGGGATGGAACAAGTTCATCAGCACCGCCTGGTCCAACTATGGCGTGCGGGTTACCGAACAGGAAGCCAAGGCATTCCGCACTGCATTCTTCAGGTCATACCCATTGCTGATGCGTTGGCACGCCAAGCAGCGGCGGATGGCCCACAAATTCGGCCGTGTGGAGACCCCTATGGGTCGCATCCGGCACCTGCCCGATATCTACTCACCTATCGACGGGGTACGGGCCGAGGCTGAACGCCAGGCAATCAACTCCCCAGTCCAAGCAATGGCCTCTGACATGGCACTACTGGCCATGATCCTGATTGACGACCAATTCCTTGCAGAGGGCTTGACTGGGCATCCAATTGGTACAGTGCATGACGCGGTTAACTTCGAAATTCCTCACGATGAATTGGCCGTAGCCTTGCCTATCATCAAGGACACAATGGAGAATCTACCGCTCGAGGAATTGTTCAAGGTTCACTTGGACGTACCCATTGTGGCTGATCTCAAGGTTGGGTCTCGATGGGGTGGAGCAAAGGAAATCGCACCGGCCGATGTCTACAACTGGAACCCAGAATTGGTGACTGCCTAATGACCACGACTGACCTCTACATTGAAGATGGCGTGGCCATCACGACACACTCGATGCTCAAATGTATGGGTCGGTGTCCCAAGCAAACGCAGTACAAGTACATCGAAAGACTAAAGAAACGATACGCCACGGCCAGGGACAAGCCATTGCGCCGGGGTACGTGGCTGCACTCATTACTCGAAGAATACTATGCCGGCCGGTCATGGACCGCCAAGCATAAGCAACTGTCGGCCCAGTTCTCTGAACTGATGGATGAAGAGAAAGACGACCTCGGGGATCTACCCAACGAGTGCGCCCAGATCATGCGTTCCTACCTGTGGCACTACGGCGCCAACAAGGAAGACCCCATGCACGGGTGGGACGTCAAGGGTGTGGAGATGACCCTGGAATGCCCGTGGCCGGACGGTGAAGGTATCTACCGTGGCCGGGTAGACATG